TATTCTTCAACTGTACCCGTAAATAAAGACGCCATTTGTGAAAGCGTAATTTTCTTACTTATACCTGTTGTTGGGTCGCCAATAATCGTTAAATCTGATAACTCGGGCGCAAGTTCTGTCGCTAATTGGTTAATTTTTTTTGATTCCATTAATAAGTATAATTTGAAGGTACTTCACACCTGTTGTTAATAAATGGTACTGTCAACGTCACGTCTAATTTCACACCTGCCAATAAATCGGGGTCGCTTTCAGTATAAAAAGTAATAGGCAAATTTTGGTTCAATGACCAAGTCACATTCGCATAGTCTGTTGGGTATCTTAATTGCGCCACAATATCCGCAGCAACCTGTGTCATATCTGATAAAACTTCTGTTTCGTTTGTTTCTTCCATAAGCATACGATCCATAAAATACAAACTAAAAGAATATCCGATTTCCTTTGCCGCAACATTTGCATTGTTTAAAGTAAAAAACATTGCAGGATATGTTACTTCGCCGTTACTTAAACGTTCCCAAACGTCCCCGAAATAAACAAAATTAATTTGTTCGTGGGCGTTGCCTATCGTTGTTAGTTCTTTGACTATTTGGTTTAATGTCATTCTTTTTTTCTTTTGCCAAATAAACTTTCAGCTTATTTTGGTTTTTAATGTTTACTTGTTTACTCATATTTTAGCAACAACCGATATTACCCTGATAACGTTCTTCAAACGATTTTCTGTGCTTCCCGTCAAAATCTTCGCCGCAGCAACCATTGTCGCCCAACCACATTGAAACAGTATATCCTTCGTTGTCAGGTTTGATTGAATCAATGCCCGAACCAAAGTTTAAATAGTTTGGATATGAAGCATTATTTTGTTTTAAATATTTAATAAGTCTTTGTTTGTAAAACTCCGCACGTGCGCGGTATCTATTGGCAACGTCAATCATATCCTGCATTGAAGGACTTTCTTGATTTTCGCCTGTTTTTCTAATTAATCCCTTATTGTAAAACTGATATGATAAACCTTGCGGCAATTCAGACATAACATAATAAATCAAACAATCCACAATGTAATCGTCCAATAATGTTGTTTGTAAAGCCGTGAAACTGTTTGCTTCAACTGCGGTTTGCAATTCAGCATAAAGCGCTGAACCCAAAGCCGGTAAAATGTACATATCTTGCGCCGTCTTAATTTCAGGTAAAACTAATTTTTCGTCCACGTTTGCGTGTAAGCCGGTTCTGTCCTTAATTGACTGTACTGATATGAATAATGTGTTTTTGCTCATTTTATTTTCTTGTTACAATATTAGAAACCCATTGATGACGACAACTTGGTTCGTGTTCGTTAGTTCCCGGCACGGTGTACCAACCGCCGGCACGATCCCAAACGGAATAACCAAGTCTTGCGCTTATTTGTTCAATTTCAGAACGTGAATACATTTTGCCCGCGTCTAATAAAGCCACACAGAACGGACGGCTTGTTTTTTTGTCTGTATTGTTAAACCCTGATTTCCATTCGTAAGAATAACGAATCAATAATTCCTTTGTTGTCGGCTTAACTTTAACTAATATGTCGCCCAAAGGCGCAGTAAGTATGTGTTCTGTAATTATGTTTTCGTCAATTCCTTCGCCTATTGCGTATTCGTTAACTTCAATAAATCCTTTGTCAATTAAGTCACTAATAACCAAAGAAATTGTGTCCACATTTTGATCAAGTGCTTCAGCCAATACTTCAGGCGTAATTCTTTTGTCCTTTGCAATTAAATCTAATACGTTAGCTTGTAATTGGGTAACGTCTGCAAACATTTGATATTCTGAATCGTCGTTAAAGCGTGTTTTTTGCTTCCAAACATTGAATCCGTCCTTTGCTTCGCCGAACTCATAAAAGGCGCTGAAATCGTCTTTAAATTGTGCTGACTGTACAACAGGGACTGTGTCTTCAGGTGCTTCGTATTTAGTCATATCAATTCCTGCTTTTTCTAATAACCATTCCTTCGGCGCAATTTCCTTCAATAAGTTTTCAGTAAATTCAAACCCGATCGGTTCAGTTGGAATAATAGTTAATTCAGGTTCAGCAATACCCCTGTATTTAGCTAACATATTAAACACCCCTTCAAGGTGCATTTGCTTACTATTTACGTAAGTATTTTTAAATATTTCATAACCGTCACGCATTTCAGAACGTGAACCTAATTTTCCCGCTTCTGCAATACCGAATATTGAAGGTGTTGTAATTTGGTGTCCTGAAAATATGTTAGTTTGGATCAAAGAATCCACACGGTTAAAGTCTTCTTTTGTAATATCTGAAGCACCTAAATCGTCAATAATTGGTTTACGTGCGCTATCATTTACGAAAGCCAAAATAAACTTTTTACCGTCTGAACCGCTAAATCTATTTGAAAAACGTTTTTCAATATTGCGTTTTTCTTCGTCTGAAGGTTCGCCGTTAGGCAAAGTTATTAATTTACTTGCGCTGAATCCTGTTTGTGCGTTACCTAATACGTGTTTTGAAATTTCAATATCTGATTCAATATAGTTTAACGCACCAAAATAACCCGGCAAACTATAAATCCCCATATTTGGGCGGTATTCCTTAACGTAAAGAATTTGTTTTCCTTCAGGGTGACTTGGATTGAATGCAGCATAAACTTTTTGTTTTTCGTTTCTGTCTGACCAATCTTCTTTATACCAAAATTGGGTATTGTCTTTATTTGTACGAATCTTCGTATAATCTAAATGCCAAACTTCAGCTAATTGACCCGTAACTGACCAAATGATTTCTAAATAATAACCGCCGAATAATTCGGTATCCAAAGAAACTTTGCGCGTTAAATCGTCCAAAGATTCCATTCGGTTAACTTTCTGAATGAAAGTTTCAGCGCTTTCGCTGCCCTTCCAACCGTTACCGGTTATATAATGCACCTTGCTTTTTACAATGGCGTTATGTTTTGCCGACTTATTAAATAAGTCAACCAAATAAATTGGGTAATCATTGCGGTCGCCGTACTGAATATATCCTTCGCCTCTTTTTTCCTTAAATTCAGGTTGGCGTGCTTCTGCAAATGTTAATACGCGTAAATCCATTATTGTCTAATTGTGTAAGTGTCTGTTGTTTGATATTCTGTAAATTCAAAAGGCGTTCCGACTAACTCCATTATCCCTGATTCAACCATATTTAAACCGGTTGGATTTGTGTTGGTCGTACTTGTTTGCTCATAAATTTCATAATCATATTGACCGTTTAACGCTGACCCAAAATTAGTATTCGTAACAATGCTAAATTCATTGTAACGGTCTTTATATTGGCTTATGTCAGTTGCGTTTAACTTTACGAACTTTATTTCCGTGTTTGCGCTTCTATTTGTGAAGACAAACAAATAATTTGGGTTCGTTAATAACTGTTTTTCAGTTAAGGTTAAAATAATATTTTGCGTCTGACCTTTGGTTAACCTAATCATATAAGTAAATAGCTAAAAGTGCAATTTGTTGCATATTAGACAAAAAAACCGCCGAACCAATTAAGGAACGGCGGCAAACCTATAAACCTATGAAAAACAAAACCTATCCTGCGGTTTCTAAAGCCGAAGCAACGTTTGAAGCAACACTTGGCGCTAACGCAGGTTCAGAACCCGTGAAAGTTAAAGTGAATCCGCTTCTGTCGCCCTGTGCAGTACCGGTACTTGCTGCGTTTGCAGTCATATCAATACCACGTGTTTTTCCTAAATACCAAAAGTTACCATTGCTATCTTTTGCAACTGCAACTAAAGAATTTTGTGCTAACAACAACAATTCGTTGCGTGTGTTAGTTTGTAATTTGTTAAGGATAATCTGCAATTCCTGTGCATAGAATACAGTCCCGTTTGCAACGGAAGCATTCAAAGTTTGGTTGAACATTGACGTATCTTTCACTAAAGCATATTTCCAAAAACGTTTTCCTGTCGCCTTAGTCAAAGCAGTAATAACACCGCTTGCTTCGGTTGTTGAAGTTACGTTTGCAGCTTCAGTAAAATATACCTCAACGATTCCGCCTAAGCTATCGCGACAGTCTAAAGTGTATCCTTGTGTTAGTGCGCACGGCATATTTTTAAATTTTTAAATTTTACAAAAATGGGGGGATATTTCACCCCCCTAATAATTAAGCTAATACGAATCTTACAACTTCGTCAGGGAATGCAATATTCACACCCATTTTGAATTCAGAAACGAAACGAACTTGGTCAGCTTCTTTTGCGTAGAAGATTTCAAATTTTTCTTCTTCGTTCAATAAGTCTGTACCGATAAATAAATTGCTTAAACGTGCAGCATAAACTTTGTTAGTACCGTTCAAACCTGCAACTGCAATAACTTTGATCATTGTACCCGGTAAAACGAATTCGCCGTCAGCCTTAGCGTCAACTGAATAATGGAAGCTATTAGCGTTCTTTAATGCAATTGTGTAAGTTCTGAATAAATCTTGACCGCAGAAAATAGTCATATCGTCAGCAGCAACTACTTTCGCAGGGATTGCAGCATATACACCGTCAAAAATACTGATTACGTTAGCAGCAGTAATTGAACTCAAAGGCGCACCTGAAATAAAAGTTGAAGCGTTAGCAGCAACAACACCTGAAGCAGCACCGATTAATTTTACTAAACCGTCAAACTTGTTTAAGTTAACGTTTACGCTATCTGTGTCGCCTTGCCATAAAGCAGTTTCTAATTGAGCAGCAATAGTTTTCGCTTTCTTGTCTGCGAATTCTTGCTCAAAAGGAATAGAATCATACATTGAACCGGTAGGTAAAGCTTTTTGTAAATACTTAGCTTCTAAGTCTTTTGGACAAAGTGCTTCGTTTACTTTAATTTTACCAACAGTCACAGTTCTTTGTGTGAATGTAGTTGAACCTGACGCAGTAAAACCGCAAGAACCCCCTGATTGGAAGATTGCGTCTGTGTCCATAATGTTAATCGTTTCTGAAGACTTCACGCCTACCATAACGTTACCTGCACTCTTAATTAAAGAAGCAGTTTTTGCACCTAAAACAGAAGACGTAACCAATAAAGCTGCGTTTTGTTCTGTATAGTTTGCTAATGCTGATACATTAAATCCCATTGTTATCTAATTTTAATTGTTTAATAATGCTTGTCTATATTTATTTAATCTTTCTTCTTTTATATCATTATTAGATATAAATTCAGAAAAATTGCTTGGCTTTTGAATTGGGTCTGCGCTTGGTACATTTGAAAGTGCTTCGATTAATTCAGCTACTTGTGCAAATCCTTGCTTAACTTTATTTTCTAATTCCAATACTTTTGCGTCTGAAACTTCTTTTGCCGCTTTTAATTCAGCAATCTGTGCTTCAAATTGTTCTTGCATTTCTGCAATCTTTTTGTCTTCTTCTTTTTTAGCTTCAATTTCTGTGTCAACTTCCGGCACAACTTCTTCTTCTTTTGAAGAAATTTCAATGATAATACCGTTTTCGTCTAACTGAATCATAGTTCCGTCTGCTAATTGGTGTTCGCCCGCAGGTGCAGGTGTACCGTCCGGCATAGTTACAGAACCGCCAATTTCTAAGGCAGTAATATCAACCTTAGTTCCGTCCATTAAAGAATATTCAGCCATTTCAACCTTAGTTTCTTCAACCTTAGTTTCTTCAGCTTTCACTTCTTCAACAGGCGCAGCATTGTCTTCAAACAACGCTTTGATCTTTAAAATCGCTTCCTGTGCGTTCATACTTTTTTTATTATATAGTTAAAAAATAAAATGTTTATCACTTAACCTGTGACAATATTTTTTTGATTTCGTCAACCATTGAAGTAACTTTATTTACTTCTTTTGGTTTGTAATTAAATAAACCTTCAACACTAAATCCTGCAATGTCGCCACTTTTAACCTTTGACCACGCTTCGTTATTGTCAACAATCATTGATCCAAACCAACTGCCAACAGGCGCGTCTTCAAATCCTTTCATTGGCATAATACCGCGTGAAGGGTCTGAAATAAAACTTTCAAATAATGTCACGCCGTCAAATTGTGCGTTTGAATCGTGCATTAAGTTTACATTGCTTTGGAATCCTTTTTTGAAGAATTTTTGTACAATTTTAAGAATAGTTTCAGCACTAAAAGCCACATAATAGTCGCCATAAGTATTGTCACTCCTAAAAATAGGCGTGTCAGCCAACATAATAGCGCCCGAAATAATGCGACGGTCTTCGTTAACAATTTCAAATTTTTGTGTTTTATTAAATGCGTTCCAATTCTTTTGGATTGCCGGACGGTCAACTAATGCAATGAAGTCAACTTGCGAATCGTCTTCAATGTCTTCTGTTATGTCCAACATATATATTGGTAATTCAGTATTCATAACCATAAATAGTTTAATTTTTAATATTTATCATTTATTCAAATCGTGCGCGGTTTTGAATTTCTGCGTCACGGTTTTGTGCATCTGAAATGTCACGTTCAACAACGTAAGCACGAACAGTTTGACCACCGCCACCGCCGCCGCCTGTTGTACCGCCACCGCCGCCGCCACCTAAATCGGGCGCAGCGCCACCACCACCACCAACGTCAGGCAAAGCACCGCCGCCACCTGTGTCGCCACCACCTAAATCCGGCAAAGAACCACCACCACCGGAAGAACCCGAAGACGCTTGGTTAATTGCTGCAATACCTTGCGCAGCACCAACCGCAATTCCGGCTATTGAAATACCCGCAGCAATTTTTTGCGCAGCAATTGTTTTTGCTAATAAAATACCCGCAGGAATAGCCGTAAATGGATTCGCTAACAAAGGCGCAGCCGCAGCCGTTGCCGAAGCAATACCTTTCGCAGTTTGTATTACTACTGTTGCAATTGCAGCCGCTTTTTCAAGGACTAATCCTGTAATTGCCAAAGCTTTGTTTTTACCTGCAATCTGTTGTAATAACCCACCTACTGCACCAACAACACCAACGTATTTTAATTGAAGGTCTTTTTTAGCTTGGTATTCTGCGGTTTGAATATCAATTAAATTCTTAGAATGCTTTTTTTCAATTGCAGCAATTTTGTCCGCATTGCCTTGCGCATTCTCAATATCTTTTTTGTATTGTTCTTCTTCTAATGCACGTACAACCTGCCAATATTCAGCATAAGCAGTTTCAAAAGATTGTAAAGCATTATATTCAATTTCTTTTTGTGCGTCAAAAGCAGCTTGCGCCCTTTCTAATTTTTCTTTATTTAATTCGTTTTCTGAAGCAGTAACAATGTCCTTTCTGATTTTAGCTTTTTCTTCTTCTGACAATTTTAAAAATTCTTTGTCAGCTTCCATATCCGCTAAATCCTTTTCAAGTTTTGCCTTTCTTTGCGCTTCTGCACGTGCCACGTCGTCTGCAATTGCATTGGCTTTTATTTCTGAAACCTTATTTGCAAAGTTCTTTTCAGCTTCAACCGCTTCTTCGTCCTTCTTTGTTTTTTCTTCAGCTTGTTTATTTTTTAATTCTGTTTCTTTTGCTGCATAATCTGCATTGATTGCCGCCTTTAATTTACCCTTTATTTCTTCATTAACTTTTAAAGCTTCAACTTCTGCAATTTGTTGGGTCTTTTGTTGCTCTAATAAAGCAAGGTCTTTTTCAGCTTGCGTTTTTAATTCGGCAATTGCTTTTTCATTATTAAGTTTTAATAATAAATCATTTGCTTTTTTAGTGTCTGCAATTACTTCTTTATCTGTTTCGTCACGTTTCTTTTTTGCGTCTTCGGCTGCTTTTTTAGTTGCTTCAGCGTTCTTTTTATTATAGTCAGCCGTTAAAACTAATTGTTCAGTTTTTAAATCCCTGAATTGTTTTGCTTCTTCTTCTGATAATTTGCCTTTTGTTTTTAAACTTTCGCGTAAAGTTGCTAATTCATTATTAACTCTTTGTTGGCTTAATTCGTAAATTTCTTTTTCTGATCCACCTTGCGCTTTTAAAACTTTAATACGGTTTTCAATATCTTCATTTGCTCTTTTATTAGCAACAGACAATTTGTTTAAATTACGTTCTGCTTCACTTGTAACACCAATAAAATCGGTAAATTGTTGAACTAAATTTCCAACGCCTTTCGCCAAACTTCCTAATGGACTGTTTTTAATCCATTCTGAAATTGCGTCAAAGTTATTTATTACCGCGCCTAATGCAATAACAAGCGCACCAATACCGGTAGCAACAATAGCACCTTTTAAAACCTTAAATCCTGTACTTGTTTCAACTGTTGCAATACCAAACGCACGCTGAACCGCAGCCGCCGTTTTAGTTGCTGCATTGTTAGCTTCCTGAAATACGGTTGTGCTTTTAATAACCGCGCCTAATTGTCTAAATGAATCAATGCTTTCGCCAACTGATTGCAAACCCTGTGACAAAGCCATTGCAGCATTTACTTTTAATAAAGCAGCTTCAACATTTTTATTCTCTTTGCCAAACAAAGCCATTGCGCCTTGAACCGCACTAAATCCACCGGCAACACCTGATAATGAAGCGGCAACCGCTTTGAATTTTGCGTCAGGGTTAAATGCGTCAGTCAATGCTTTTGCGTCCCCGATACGATCTTTTAATTCAGCCGCACGTTTAGCCGCATTAATAGCTTCCTTTGAAGTCGCGCCAAATTTGTCAGCCATAATTGCAACATTCGCAGTCGCTTCCCTTAATTGTGTTCGTAAACCTTTAACCGAATTATCGGTATTTTCAAAAGCTTGGTCTAATTTCTGAACGTCCTGTGTTGCCTGCGCGGCGTCTGTGGTTATTTTTATACCAATTATTTCGTCTGCCATTAATTCGTGTTTATTACTTTTAATAAATTAACCTGTGTTGTATTAAATGTCGTTGGATCGTATGATTCAATTTTATTCAATCTAAATAATACGCCATTTATCCAAATGTATTTGCTGAAATCTAAATTGTAAATGTCAAGGGCATTCAAATAAACGCGACAGGTCAAAAGCTTAGATTCCATATCCGTAATTTCTAAAATGTAGGGTTTATGATATGTGTTAAATAAGTTATTCGTTGGGTAAGTTGACGCAGGAAATTGCAATTCCTTTGGTGCGCCAAAATTCAAATCAATTATTGGGTTTGCAGGGTCGTCTAAGTGTCCCGCATAACCATACGAAGTAATCGTTGCCAATGTACCGCCGCCATCTTGCTGTATTTTCCAAGAACTAATCCCTGTAATTTTCTTTGCCATTAAGACACGAATTACAGAATCCATTGGGTCTTCCTGCGTGTTATTATTTGATAACTTATAAATACTTGTATGGTATTTATCCTGACCTGAATGCAAAACTAAAACTGACGGTGCAAAAATAATTTGCGTTGAAGCCGTGTCTTTTACAAAGTCAAATTCAGAATCATAAATAAAATCCGCGTATGATTGACCGTATTTTTTCAAATAGTTGTCATTGTAATAATCTGAATCGGGCGTGTATTTATACGCATAATAACGCGCGTTCAACTGTGACATTGGTTTAATTGACATTGTCGCTTCCATATCTAATTTCTGCGACCAATCCAACGAATTTGTCACGGCGTCAGAATAGAAGTCAATAAATGGCGCAATATTAATTTGTTTATCGTTTATGTTATCCTGATAAACGTATAAATTAAACATTTTACAAACTGACAAAAAGAAATCCTTTTGGAATATACCTTTTGGCAAATTATTATTCATTGAAACAGTACCATTATAAGCAACAGAAGCCAATTGCGCTGCTAATTGCGTAAAAGTAAAGTTAGCACTTGACACGGTCACAATATAAGTGTTAGCAGTTGCCGGAACGCTTATATTAATATAAACTGTGTTTGTATTTGAAATATTCCCTGTCCAATCAAAGTTGAATGTATAAGGGTTATTTGCTGAAAATGTATTTTGCGACAATGTTTGAACCGCAACACCTGCAACATATAAAGTCGCAGTAATTGAAGAAGCAGCGTCAGTTTGATAAACTCCGGTTATGGAAGCCAACGCGCGCACAGTCTTTGTACCGTCAGTATAAGTAAATATGCTCTTACTTCCATTTTCCGTAAAATTAAGTAAAGTCGTAGAATCAAAAGGTACATTTATATTTCTTGCCGTTGGTGTGTTACTGTTTAAAATTGTTTTAGTTGCTGCAATAGTTGCAAGAATAAATCGGTCGTTCGTACCTTGAATTCCCTGACTATTGTTTGGAATTATAAGCTTTTTAAAAAAGTCTGTATTGAAAAAGTCGCAATTCAAAGAATAAGAAGTTCCTTCAAATATTTTTTCAATATATTCTTTTACATATAAAGCCGGTCGGAATGTACTAACGTGGAAATCGTCTTTACTTGTTGAAACGTCGCCATAGTCAACCAATGGATAATAATAACCCGAACCATTTATTGTATTCCAACTGTTTTGGATTGTCGTAACGTTCCAAGTATGGTTATATTCGCTAAAATCTAAATCTTCCAAACGCTTATTTCCTAACTCCGTAATAAAGCCGCCTAATTCCCCAAATACGGCGCATTGATATTCTGTTGAACCATTATTAGTAACAATTTCAAGTATTCTAATAACGCCCTTAAATATCTGTATTTTGTCAATATATACTTCGCACTTCGCCGCCTGTGAAGGTGTAAAGTTTGTATTTACATTCGGCAAATCCATATTGTGTTCGTGCGCCATTCCTAATTCAAAAGCAAAACCCAAAATTTTGTTATTGCGGGCAGTCGCAGGAATTGATATTGTACGACTGAAGGACGTATTTTTAGCACCGAAGTCACGCACGTCGTCAATTGTGTACGTGAAATCCGTTCCAATATCCTTCAATAAATCAATTAATTGATCTTCAATGTATATTTCGGTTCTAATCATTATCTATACTGACTGTTTAAATATTTACCAACTTCAACTTCTAAATCAAAATTGAACAATCTATCTGAAACCTTGTATTTATATTGGTAGTTTGTATTTCTAATCGTCACAGGGAAAAAAGCACCTTGAACTTCCATATAAACAATTGGCGACGCTACTAATTGAGCAAGCCAAGCGTAATCTTGATCATTAACCCAATCTGAAGTTAACATATAATAATCTGTGTGTTGAATAGCGAAGTTATACGTCGTTTCATTGTATTTATTGTATGCGTCAATATTGGTCATTTGACCATTTGATAATTGATAAGGATTTCGTCTATATGAAGAACGTTGAAATTCACTTCTTCGTTTATTGACCAATCTGAACGCCATTGAATCGTACCCACCAAGTCTGTTGAGAAAGTGAAGGTTATATTGTCTAAACTTAGGGTTACATACGTGCCTGAATCGTAATACCCTTGTGGTTGCTGCGCCAAGCGTAATATAAACATTGTAACCGTATGTATTTTGTGTGATTATTTCAGAACCCGCCCACGCGTTAATTGCAGCCGCCTGAAAATTAAATAAATTAAATTGTCCTGACATTGTCAATGCGCCACTAACCGCAGTTCCAAAAGTTCCGTCTTCGTTTGTTGGTTGAACCCAAAGTTTATACGAACCGCCTGTAATCTTTAAAAATGTAATAAAGAATTGGTCGCCGTATTCAATCGTAATATCTGAATTGTCACGATCTGTTAACCAATCGTCCGTGTAATTTTCAATTAATAAATTATCATAGTAATTTGACAATACCAAAGGCACTTCGCCGTTTTCTGTGAATATATCCCCGAACAATGGCGCGTAATAGTTATAAGCCGAATAAGAACCTGAAGCCAAATTAGGCGTAACCGTTCCGCTTACTTCTTCGCCAATACGCACCTGATAATCGACTTTTATTTTATCGTTAGAAGCCATTAAAACCGTCGTACCGGAAGGTTCAAAATAGTTCGTAACGTATGCGCGCACCATTGGGGACGCGTTAAATACGCCATAACTACCTTCAGCACTTGGCGCAGGGAATACTTTGTTTCTGCTTACCTGTGCGCCGTTAATATAAACGTCGTAAACGAATTTAAAATTTGTTACCCCGACATTTGTCGAAGAAGCCACAAACCAAAGGTCTTCGTGCATACTTGGGTATGTTGCCGGTACACTATTTACTGTTATTGCCATTACTTGATTCTATTTTATTTCCAATTTGTCTAATTTGTAATTGAACGTCGCCACCAAAAGCCGAAGCCATAACTTCAAAAAATTCTTTGTTAAATACAGTTTTAATTGCATTATCAAAAAACTTTGTTGTCTTTAAACCGTCCCTTTTAATTGCCGCCGCCGTTCTGTATGCAACCTGCATTAATGTTAACGGCTTATTTGCTACCTGTTTTAATCTTTTATTCTTTGTCTGCGTAGCACTTAACCCTTTTTTTTGTGAATCCGTGTTTGCTTTTGCTTTGCCTAATTTATACCATTCCATAATTGACTTAGCCATTTTTTCATTTGGGAATGGTGTTTTGTATTGATAAGGCGAATCTGAAGAAACGCGTTTTGGTCTTGCATTTTCCCCGCCTGCGCCACGAACCCCTTTATTCACGAACCTATAATAAACCGAAGCAGGGTTATTGGGGTCATATCCCAATTCCATTTCGTAGTTATTCCCAAACTTGTTAATTCTTGGTACAACCAAATCCCCAATTTTACCTGAAGCAATTGAACCGCTTTTATCTAAATTTGCCTGAACTGTATCATTGAAAACCTTTCCGTAATACATTAACATTTGTTCAGCAATAGGATATTCCGTCGGGTCAATTAAATTATAATAATCCCCAATTTCTTTTAAATATTGTTCTCTTAAAAAAAGCGCCTGTGCTTTTGCTTCACTCATACCAATAAATAGCCAAAATAAACCTAAATACCGCCAATAGAAAAACCCCGCTAAAAAACGGGGTCTTCTTCCTTTGCTTATAACAATAAAAAACCAACTACTGCCTTAATCGTTTTGATTCTTCACGATCATATGAATTTTTGGCTTTCATATATGCCATTGTATTCAAGAATTCAATTGTCTTCATTTCAAAAGCTTCTGAAGTTCTAATATTTTCGTGTTCGGCAACAAGTTTGGCGGTATAATGCCACCCATAGATTCGCATAAAAGCTGAACCACCTGTTGTGCCTGTTCTGTCGTCATTCCCGCCGTCGTCATTTCCGCTATCATATAATCCCGCGAAACTTCGATCCAATTTCTGTAAACTTGATAAAAAAAAACCAACGAATGATAAATGTGAATGAAATTAGCTTCCTGCATATCCTGCGAATATTCTTCGTGCTTACTTGCGTCGTATTTGTCGTCAACCCATTTGCCAAACCAAATCTTCTTTTGTGGGATAATCATTGACGCAGCTATTTTGTGAAGGTTTGCCAATGTATCTTTGCTGAAAACCTTGCTTTCAATGTAACGCGCCGCAGGCATATTTTTAATATCATAATTCATTCGGTAACGCCTGCCATTTACAACAATAAAGTCAACCGGCTTCCCTTCAATTGGTTCGTCCAAAAAAGCTAATTCTTTGCGCAGTTCTTTTAAATCTTCAATTGCTAAACTGTCAATCTGATATTCAGTTAAGCCCGTGACGATACATAATAGCTTAACTTCTTTGTCTAATTCTGTCCAATCTTTTTCAGGGTTGGTAATTATTGGCATTATTTGTTGGTACTGCCAAAGGGTTAAATTATTCCATTTCATAAAACGAAGTTAATAAAAGTTCTTCAATATCTGTGTCAGATTCTAACATTTGGTCAATCTTATTTATAACGTCTGCACAGGAAAAAGGTTGACCTGTCAAACATTGTGACCAAACCCATTCGCGAAGTTCGTTCAGTTCTTTCATATTATAAAAATTTATTAAGTCCGTTTGCACTTGACATTATTGCGTCTGCGCGTTGCGTTAAACTTTCAATCTGACTTTTAATTTCTTCTTTGTCTGTGCTGCAATAGTAACCGTTTGACGTAGCTATTAACGGCAAAATCCCTTCTGCACGTATAAAGTTAACAATTTTACGCAATCTAACTTCTGAAAAATTAGACTTTAAACCTAAGCTTTCGCGCTTGCTATTGATTGCCTGTACTATTTCAGGCGCTTTAATCGGGTTGTCTTTTGTCTTAGTGTTGAATCCTTTTATTAGGATCGGAACTAATTTTTTTTCATCTTCGGTCATTTCCCTTGTCAGGAATTCAAAATTTGTTATCATTGTTAAAAGCTTTAAAATATCCCCGCCCGCGACATAACCTAAACACCCCTGTTTAAAATTGATTGTTGAATTTGGACGGGGACAATATTATTTAATATTATTAGGAAAGTTAGCTAACATTTGTGAAATTTTCAAATCCATTTCGTCACGTCTTTTTAAAAATTGTTGGCGCTTTTCCTGTTCGGTTAAAAATGGTTTTAACTTAGCAGCTAATTCTTTATTCTCATTCTCTTTAACTGCCAATTCTTTTTCAAGGCGTTGAATCTTTTCGATTAATTCCGCAATTTCCAATTCCATTAAGGTCGTCTGTTTAAGTTCGTAGTAATTAGGCATTTTTGTCAATTTTGGCTTGATCAATTTGGTTTTCTGTTTCTTGGTCGTCTTCCAATTCTTCTTCGTCTTCCCAATCGCAATGTTCTAAGCAGTCAGGGCAAAGGTCTATTTCAGGAAAATTGGTGTGCGCACCGCAGCAAGTTGAAAATGGCATAATTTAATCGTTTGTTATATAAGTCATAAAATAATATTTATCCCCGTCACAGTTTGGATCAGGGTAATTTTTAGCTGAATTATAAGCATTTACAATTTCAGTTCTTGCTTCTGCTTTTAATTCTTCAGCCATTTGAAGCGCTTTCATTAAGCCATAATATTTGATTCCGCCCAAACTAACTTTTTTTAATTCAGATTCAATTTGATTGATTAATTTTTGAATTGTTGTTACATTCATAATTATAGGTTTTTTAATTGTTCTTCAAATGTATTAATTGTTTTAAATATTTCAAAAGCAACTTGCGGAACTATTGCGTTCCCGTAGGCTTTGATTGATTCTTTTCGCCATTTTGAAAAGGTAATATTGTCCAATTCGGTGGGAAGCCCATCATTTCCGCCACAAATCGTGGGTTCAATTGGAAACCTTGACCAGCCATTTGTCTTAAACTGTTCTGTAAAACTACTCCCTTCTTTTTGTGTTTTTCCTGTGCTTTTATTAATGTTTCTTTGCTTCTCGCAGTATTCCAATCGAAACTGTTCGGCGTTGGAAGCATTCCAACTATTTGTGTTGCTAAATTCGGCATTGTTGTTCCGTTGGGATATTTCTCCATTCTCGCTTTGAATTTGTTTAAATCCTGTACTTCTTCCCTTGTCGTTGTAGTAAGCAACAAACCAAATTCTTTGTCTTTGGTGTGGCGCGTTGACACTTGCAGCAGGAATAAGAAACGGTTGTACTTCATAGCCTTCGCTTTCCAAATCAGCGCACACCTCGTCGAATACCAATCCCCCTTCCCAACTAACAAGTCCACGAACATTTTCGCCAATAACCCAACGCGGTCTGATTTCTTTAATTGCTCTAAGCATTTCAGGAAATAAATGTCTTTCGTCGGCTTTGCCCTTTCTAAGTCCTGCGGTTGAGTATGGTTGGCAAGGGAATCCCCCTGTGAGAATGTCAATTGATCCTTTGTGAATAGTAAAGTCTGTTTTAGTAATGTCATTATAAGAAATTGAATTAGGAAAATGATATTTTAATACTTTTTGCCCGAATGAATTCCATTCGCAATGAAATACGTTATTCCAACCTGCCCATTCTGCGGCAAGGTCAAAACCGCCAATCCCGCTAAATAAACTTGCGTGATTCATAATTATAAGTTTTCAATTAAAGCGGTTAAAAATAAAGCTATTGTAATAATAGCGAAGAACCAACCCATACCCAAAGAATCTTTGGCGTATTGCTTTTGACGTTCAGCTAATAATTCTAAATGTTTTTCCTGTGGTGTTTTTAATTTGTTTGCCATTGTTATAAGTTTTTATTGTTAACACAAATATACATATTGTACACAATACAAAACAAATCTTTTTTTAAAATTGTGATGAATGGTAAATATTAAGGATAAATGGTTAAGCAAACGCATAACGACCATTCCCGCGCTTAATTGCGTGATTCTGCCAAGCCAAAGCCAATGCCATTACGCAGTCGTCGTGGAATCCGGACGGCGCTGAATACCTAACGCCATTTGCCGTGAACTGATATTCAAACACGTCTAATTCGTCCACAATAACCCCTTCAGGGAATCCAATTCGTGCCTGTTGAATGGCTGACGCCAAACCTTCCATAAGTTGTTGCTTTGATTGACTTGTAAATTTCAAACCTTCTATATTTACGCCTTCACGAAGCAAGTCTTCTAATATCGGGTCGCCGACACCCGTTGAATCCACGATTATAGGCGCAGGCGGCAATCTTTTTATTGTTTCTTTGGTATTATGCCAATCTAATTGGAAGCGGTCAAAATAAGCCACATTTCCGTTATTATCCAAACCAACTATAACAGTAAAGTCAACAGACTTCGCAAGATCAATTCCATAACAAACGATCGGTTGCGCTGAAATAGGTTTTATGCAACGTTTAATAAATGCGTTCCCAAACGGGTTGGCGCTATTTTCTGCGGGGTCTGCTAAATATTCCTGATTAAATACAACTTCCGGCAATTGTATTCGTGCTTCGTCAATTTCGCGCGGGTTTATATGCGGGTTATCGTATGTGCTAAATTTAAAACTTTGCCAATCGTTTTCGCCCATTTTCATAAATAGGGAATAAAAAAAGTTCTTCCCGCGTGGGGTTGAAAGGAAAACCGCACGTCCTTCGTAATCGGTTAGCGTTGGGCGAATGCTATTATTCCAACCGTCTTCTAAGTCTGAAATAAATGCAGCTTCGTCTATAATAACCAAATGGAATTTGCGACCGCGTAAATTGTCTAATCGTTCCCCTGTAAAGAATTCAATTGATCCTTCGTTCGGACAATAAATTTTAAGCTTTGAAATATTGTTTTTAAATGGAAGCACTTTCGCCAATCGTTCAAAGAATACTTGCGCCAATCCGTATGTCGGCGTTACGTATGCAACAGAACCGCCTTTTAAAGCTTCTTTAATAATTAATATTTGCGACAATTCGGACTTACCAAAACGACGTCCGCACATAACGACAATAAAGCGCCTATCCGCTTGCAATATCTTTTGTTGGTTAATATGTGGGGTTGGTAACTCAATGCGCATAATGTAAAGATACGCCGTTTATATTACAAAATTGTTTTGCCGTCAACAAATACGACTTCAATCTTCGTGTCCTGTTGAACGTCAACCTGTTCTTTTGGTTTGCCGTAAACGCGTGAAAGTAAAGTGTCCATTGAATAAAGACTTCCGTTATTCATTGACTTAATGATTGCCTTTGCAACTGTCATTTCAAGTACGGTCGCGTCAGGGTTCTTTGTCACGGCTTCCAATTCTTTTGGTGTCATTGACATAAGCGCCTGAATTGAATCGTTTATTTCGGCTAATTTGTAACCCTGTTCTTTTAACAGACTAACGTATTTACGCGGACGTCCTTCCAAGTTACGCCTTGTATCTTCGCCCGCCTTAAATGGTTTTAAACCTGAAGTATTTTTTGCCATAGTTTACACAGTTTAAACACAGTTTATCTTCCCTGACCCCTGTAAGCTTTTGGTCTTGGATTGTGTTTGTTATATGATTTCTTTGCGTGTCCGCATTTTCTTTTTCCGAATGATACTTTGCGACTGTCTGACTTAACTTTTGCCATTTAATACTTTGTTATGAATGTCCTTTAAATATTGATAATGTGTTTTTGTGTCGCCCATAACAACGTGACATTGTCGGCATAATGCCTGTAAATTGTCAATTGTATCTTCGTTCTTCGTTCCCCCCATTCCCCGCGCGTCAATATGGTGTATGTCAACCGCCTTTTTTCCGCATACTTCGCACGGGATAAAGTCTTCCATTCCGTAGCCAAAGTAATCAAGATAAATTTTAACGTGCTTCTTCATCAATTTGTTTAAGCTTACGAATTGCCCATTCAATCCCTTCGTCGCCACCCCAAGCGTCCCACATTAAACCGCCACAACCCTGTTCGTAAGGTACGTTTTTATTCTGTTGGTGTCTTTTAAAGGACGCCATTCTTGCAATTGTGTCGCGTGAAATTGGTTCTTTGTTTGCCAATTGGTTTGCCCTTGCTTTTCCAACAGGTGTGCCACATTCCCCCCAACCGTTCGTTTCTGCGTATTTTAAAGCTTTTTTAGCGTTGTTTGTCGCTGCTTCGGGATAATCGTTGTATGAATCCTGAAATGCGAATTTTACCCCCTTTGCGGTCGTTTTAGAATTAATCAATTCTATTTCACGGGAATTGTTGTCGTAGTGTGTGCCAATTCCGTAGTGTTTAATTGTTTCCCACTTATAAGAACCGTTTGTAAAAATTATTCTGCTATCCGGTATATTGAATGCATTTGCATATTTTAAAATATCTTCATTGTGACCTGACTTTTGACGTCTTGTTACAATATAAACCGTTTTTCCTTCTGCAATCAAACGTTTCATTAATTCACGACCGCGTTCTGTGTCCAATGTATCGTCAAAATCAATTGAAACTTTATTTTCGTCGGCTGCATAAGCGCCTGAAGCTAATATTGCCTGCCAAACTTTGGTTGCTTTTTCTTCTGTGTCGTATATGCACGCACCTGAACCAATTCTGTATTTCCCGTTTGAACATTTAATTACCGGCATTTCCTATTAGTTTACTATAAATAGCGAATCGGTGTTTGTTTACTTCGTGTAAATTGAAATTCTTATTGCAGTATTCGTACAATGCGTTCCCATAATGTTTGCGGGCGTCAGGGTCATTTACTAATAATTTGATCCAATAATACCAATCTTTTTGACTGTTTACGTGACAGGCAGGATAAAAACCCCTGTACGGGTGTACGTTGCTAACTATTGCGGGATTCTTTTTTGCTGCGGTTTCTAATACTTTTAAATTTGATTTCATTGAATTAAACTTGGAATCGACCAAAGGAATTAATGAAATATCTGAATCCGCGTATGCCGCCATATATGAAGTGACTTCGTTGTAATTGTAAATCGTTGGGTTTAATTTTAAGCCGTTAGTGAATGCGGCAATCATACTGTCCCAAATTGGTTTTTCGCCTTCGTTATAACCTGCAATTACAGTTCGCACAGGGAAATTAATTCGCTTTAATGGATTGCGTAATATTTCCATATCCTTCCCGTGCGTTCCCGAACCTGACCAAAATAAACGAATAAGGTCTGAATCTTTTTTAAAATCTTTAAATTGTTCTTCGCCGTATGGAATGGCATTTGGCACAATTTCAATATTTGAATTGTAAGGTTTAACTTCTTCAGCCAATCGTTCGTGCGTTACTGTGCAAAGGTCAGCAATACGAATCCACGCCAATATTTGTTCGGGTATGTTATTTAAAATATATCGTTCGTACAATAAATGCGAAGGGTCTAAATGCCAAAAGTCGTCGTTGTCAACTATTAATTTAAAACCATATTTTTTGCGCCAATTGTCCATTTGTTCGGGCGTTATATTTGCAAGCATACGATTCATAACAACAATATCATAATTGCCTTCAAATGTTTCTTCGCTTAACGTGTCAGTCATTAAACAATAGTCTTTTTGCATATTGACTATCGGCATAATGATTCTATGGTAACCGACGCCGCTTGTTTTACTTGTAATTGCTAAAATGCGCATTTAATTTTTTTATCTGTATGGTAAATAGATTGGTATTTTTCCCAAATTGACTGCGCACGTGCCAAACTTTCGTCCTTCATTCTTCGGTATTCTGTGCCATTGCCAACGTCGTGTCCAATATGTTCAGAACGTAGGTCAGGAATATAATAGTTTGTAAATCCTGCAATATTTGCACGTTCAGCAAAGTCTTGGTCTTGCATTCCGTAAGGATCGTATTCTTCATTGTAACCGCCAATAGTATCAATCAATTCCCTTGTCAAATAATTGTCGCCAAAAGGTGTGTGTACTTTATGCACCCCGTCCGTTAATGTCGGCAAATGTTCAACGCAATGAATTCCAATAATACCGGTCTTTGGTATTAAGTTTGAATAATTAACCCACTTTAAAAGCCAATTTTCAGGAAGCAATATATCGTTTGCTAAAATACACACGCCGTCGTATGCTTTGGTCATTCTCAATCCGGCATTTACACCGGCTGCAATTCCTCTTTGTTTTGAAGATACATTGCAGTTTGTCCAATTATACATTTCGTACGGGACTTCGTCGCTTCCGTTGTCAATTAAAAAGCAGTCAGCGTTATAACCTGAATTTTTAAAATTTTGATCAATAACGCGTTTGGTTAAATCGTTTCTGTTAAGGGTTAGTAAAATTACGGCTATATTCATTTTCTTATATTTGAACCAAGCTTGCGCGCAGGCACGCCGGCATATTTCATTTCCTGTTCTGATTCGCCTTTAAAAAAAGCGCTTGCACCAATCATACAACCCTTTTTGATTATGCTGAATTGGTGTAATACTGCATTCAATCCAATATTAGATCGTTCGCCAACAATAGAATGACCGCCAATTTTTGCGCCGCAACTAATCGTAACGTCATTCATAATTCTACAATCGTGACCAATGTGCGCGTGCTTCATTATGAAACAATTGTCTTCAATAATGGTTGGGTCTTCCGTTCCGGCGTCAATAGTAACTAACCCTGTTATCATATTGCCGTTACCAATTATAACTTTGCCTTTTGGTTGACCCCAATATTTTTTATGTTCTGCGGGGTCGCCAATAATACAATAAGCGCCAATGTAATTGTTGTCGCCCATAATAACGTTGTCGCCAATTATGGCGGTTGGGTGTATAAAATTAGCCATTATTTTTTTGGTTTACGTCCGCGTTTCTTTATTTCAGGTTTTAAAGTAACTTCAATTCCTTCAGGTGTTTCTTTTAATTCAACCCTGTCTGAAATATCTTTTAATTTAGAAACGTCAATATTTTCATAAAAATTGTTTTCTATTGGTAAACTTTTGGGTTGTTGTTCGTACCATTTATACAAACGCATTATCATTTCAAACTTGCAAGCGCCACACCAAACAGACAATAAAAAGTTTGGGTCTAAATATGTACGGTATATGTGTTCGTACATTTGTAGTTCAGGCAATTCAAGGTTTCTAATAAAACCATTCTTTGCGGTTTCATAGTTGCCAATATTGGCGTCTAAGTATTCCCTGTGTTCTTGTTTTATTTCCATAAGTTCCAAATTAATTTTGATAAAATTGGCGCTGCAAATCCTGCAATAAACATTGTTGACGTTATATTTTGGATCAATTCAGGTGCGAAATAGTGTATTGGTGCAAGCCACGCAGCCAAGCAACTTCCGCAATTAAATGGCTTGAAATTCGCTTTCCATTTATAGGGAAGGTTATGTATATCGTTAATAAATAGTGATGCACAAACGGCGGTTAAAATTGATAAAATCATTTTCTTATGTTTTGTTTCATTTGTTTTTTGGTTTTATTTATAGTTCGTACAATTGACATATAAGGAATACCGGTTTTACGGCTTAATTCTTTTGCATTCTTTTTAAAATCAATTGCATAAAGTTTCAATATTTCCTTATTATACCAATGTAACCCTTCTAAGTTTTGTTCAAGTTTGTCAATCAAATCTGTCGGTTCTGTGTTCAGTCTTTGAATTTCTTTATTTAATTCTGTTGGCACAAACTCAATATGATTTCGATAATTCTTATAAAAGTTACTTCTGTCGCTTTTAATCATATTTAGCATTGTACGCACAATATAAAATTTTAATTCATTCCTTTCATACAATCCAATTAACTTTTGTTCGTCCATTTCACAAAGAACTAAAAAAACTTCTGCTTTTAGGTCGTACTGTAATTCTTCCGGCTGCATTTTAGAAAATGCTTCGTTAACTTCTTTTAAGTTCCAAAATTCAGCTAAAATTTCATTTTTGACCATTCAATTAAAGCAGGTTTGTTTTCCACTTCTGTACAAATATAAACAATCCCCCCACATTGAAAAATATCTTTTAACCTTTCTTTTTGTTCTTCGCTTAGTTTGTCGCCTAATTTTTTGATTTCAACCGCCACATAAACGCCGTTTTCTGTGTACCCTTGTAAGTCAGCCCACCCTTTTTGAATTGTACCTTTGCGTTTTCCAAATGGAATATTGTTTACCCTGTTTAATCGGTAACCCACAAATTCAAGGTTTTTTTTCGCCCATTTCGTTAATTCGTTTGCGGTTATGTCCATTTAAAAAGCTTTTATAGTTCCTTCTTTAATTTTGTTTTTATATTGATCTTGTTTTTCTTTGCTGCATACTTTGCAATAACCATAATATCCGTCAGCGTTTCGCCTGTCCTTCCTGAATTTGTCCCAATCCAAGTTCTTTTTGCACCTGTTGCACTTTTTCATAAAATTCTTTTTTAAATAAAAGTCTGTTTTGTTTGGTTTCAACTTCAGGATAATTTGCGTAAAAGTCAATAAAATTGTCTGTATAGCAATATTTTAAAGTTCCAAAATGTCTGTATTTAATTTGATAAATTTTCAAAATATTTAACTAACGCTAATTTTTTACATTGTGATTCAATATAATCTTCATTTTTTATTCTTTTGCTGAATTCTTTGGCTTCAATAGGATTCATTCGGTTAAGTCTGTATAAATTGTCTTCACGTACAACTTTAATCGTTTCTAATATTTGTTCTTTTGTAAACTTTAATTTCCCTTGTTTTAAAAGGATTGCAAATACTTTGTCAGCATTAAAAACACGGTTAAAATCTTCACGTTTACCTGTCAACCAATCATTTTTAGTGAATTCAACAATTTCGTCGTCTGTCAATTGCTTTACAGGCGGTTCAGGCGGCGGGGGTAAATTACGGCGAATTTCGTTTGCTTTCACTTTGTAGGCGTTTAAAATTTGGGATATATATTTAGGCGAAAACTTTTCATAATGGTCTGTATTGCATTCTAATCGTCCCTGAATTGCCATTTTAAAAGCAATGCGCATTTCCTGTACTGTAAAATAAGGGTAAGTTGTACGAATGTAATCTTCAATTACTTCCAATTCCATTTTGTCCGGCAAACGGGTCAAACCTATTAAAGTAAAAATATAAGCTAAGTTTTCCCTTAATGTAACGGGCGAAACTAAGTTTAATTTGTCGCCTTTAAACGCTTCGACAATTGGCAGGTCTTCGTTAGCTATTAACCCAATTTTGTAAGTCTTGCATTCTTTTGCGACTTGCAGCGGTTGCGTCAGTATTTTTTGTATTTCCATACTTTACCTTGTTTTGAAGCCACGTATTAACGCGACGCTTCGGTTCAAAAAATTTTTCTGATTGATAACGTAATTTACCACTTTTTGACGATTCGCACCAATAATCAATAAATTCTTGGTATGAATCCCCTAATAAACTTTTAAATGGTTCAATCTTATCTAAAAACAAAATTTTAAAATCAATTTGTTCTTTTTCTTGTTCTTCTTCTTTTTCTTCTTCTTCTTCTTGTTCTTCTTCTTCTTGCGTATGTGTATCCATACTGTATGCATACTGTATCAATACTGTATCTTTTACCTTTAAAAGTTCCTTTGTAATACACGATTTTACCTTTGGCGAAGTTGAATCATTGTATTTCGCCCAATTCTTCATTGCCATTTCCTTAGTTACCAAAGAATAACGAATTTTTCCGCATTTCGTAAAAAATTCAATTAGTTTTTTGATTGTGTCTTCGTTGTAACCTGTGTCATAGCACATTTGTTTTATTGTAATTTCATAAATCCCGCATTGTGTTGTACGGTCGTTAGTCATTAAATACAGATAAAAAAACTTCTGTTCAGGGGTCAGACTTTCAATAAATTCGTCCTTCCAAAAACTGACGTGTATTTTCCTAAATATAGCCATAAATTAAAAAAGGGTCGCGGGACTTCGGCAAATGGTACTTGCCGTGAATCCGTTGACCCAATATATTTTCAACTGCGTTGTACCATAACGCTTTTATTTATTTCTTTACAAAGTTATTATAATTTTCAATATCTTCTTCAATTTGCATTAATTTTTCTCTGTACCAATCTTCGGTGTCCATTAAATCCGAAGCGGTTTGAATATTGTAAATAACTGTTGTATGGTCGCCGACCCCAATTAAAGGTGCAATTTCATTTAAAGATAATTGAGTGTATTTTCTTAAAATGTATGCCGCAGCTTTGCGGGCAAATATGGTTGACTGTTTTCTGTTCTTTGCGACAATGTCGGTTTCAAAAACGTCCTGTACTAATTCAACCAATCTGTTTGGCTTTATGTCTGTGATTCCTGAACTAACTGCAAAATCTTCTGTTATAATTTTGGCATTTACTAACGTCCTGTGAAGTATTCGTAAATTTTGCAAATTATTCTTATAACATTGCACTAATTCGTTTCTTAGTTCTTCGTTCATAATTAAAATAAATCGTCGTCTGACAATGGTTTAAATTCTTGTTTTGATTGTGGTTTTGGTTCTGTTGGTGCAACGTAATTGTCTTCATAAATTTTGAAGTCAGGGTGCGCAGGTTTGTCTTTATATTGGTTAACCCACATATTGTAACGCTGACCGTTAATTGTGAAATTGATTACTTCGCCTTTTGGCGTTGTACGCTTCCAAGCGCCAATTGATTCTTTTTTTACTTCTGACATTATATTTGGTTTGTGGAATCGTCTGATTCCGGTTTAAAAAATACTGCTTTTACTTGACAACCTTCTTCCCATTTCTGAAGGAATGCCTTTAATTCGTTGTAAGCTTCGGGCGAATACCAACAATAATGGTAAACTTCAGCTAATAACATTTGTCGTTCCATTGGAAGCAATTTTTGCATTCCGTTTTCTAAGTCTTGGTAGGTTTCTTGTTTCATATTATAGGTTTATTTTGGCTTTTTCCCAACTAAGAATTGAACGAATGGCGTCAATTTGGTGTACCGAAGAAGCGTTAATTCTATCAAACGCATTGCGTAAACGTGACCATTCGCGCGCCTTGCTTTTAATCCACATATTGACAGTTGACGTTGCAAGTTTACCGTCCATAATTTCCCCGATTTTGTCGCCTATTTCGCCGTCAATTACGCATTCAATCTTATATTCTGCGGCGGTTCTATATTCGCCTGATTGTGTCATTGCAACGTTTAAAGTATCTAATCGTTTAATCAATGAATCGTGATAATCAGGCGTGTCATTTTTTGGAAGCGGTTTCTGTAAAAAGTCTAACATTCGTTCCGCTTTATTCGTTAATTCTTCAATTGTATATTCGCGCATTATTTTCTTTTTGTTGTTTTCTTAATATCGTTTTGATTGTAATTCAAACCCATTGCAATACGGTCTTTGTCTTCAATTTGGTTTGACTGAAGGTTTGTCAAAGCTTTGTCGTATGATTCCTGCGTTGTTATTGCTTCAATACGAACTGCTAATTTTTCTTTTGCCTGTTCGTCGTAGGTTGTGGATTCCAACAAAGTCAATAAATATAAACGTTTGTCATTTCCAACTTCGTCTTTGTGTTCGTTTGTTGCGTCTGCGTCTTTGGTATCGTCAATTGCAAACAAACCATTCAAAGCATATTTGCGGGCATAGGAAGAAGCTGAACCCGTAATTTGTGCGGCGTCCATTCCTTTCTTTACTTCTTCTTCACGCGCCCAACCGTGAACACGAATTGGCAATTCTTCGTTTTCTTCGTCAATTAGCATTGCAGTTGCTTTGACATAAACACGATCAGAAACTTGCACGATTTCGTCGCTAATAAGCAAAGCACAATTGTATTTGTGAAGAATTGGTTTCGCAGCTTCAATAATATCTTCTGCACTTCGGTATCTGTAATTACCGAATTTGTTTACTTGCCCTTTGGGCGCTTTTAATTCTGATTGAATTTTTACTAATTTCATATAGGTTTTTTTAGGTTTATAAATTTAGTACATATCCCCATATTCTTCAAATCTTTCTGTCCAATCTGACATTGGAATAAAAGGTACTTTTGGGAAATTGTTTTTAGGTTGTTGCAATAGGTGCGGGAAATATTTTGCTTTATGGTTTTTTAAATGCTGACGTGCAATTTTTAAACCTTCTAATCTTTGACGTGCGTTTGACTTGTCGCTAATATCAAAAAGCCATTCCCAATAACGAACATTGTCACGCAAGTTTTCTAATTTTGCTAACTGATTCATTTTAATTTATTTGATGTTTGATAAATACGTTTTCAATTTCTTCCAATGCTTCGTGCGTTAATTCTTCAATGCGGTTTAAATTTCCTTCCCTTACATAATTTAAAATAAGGTTTAAAGTTCCGCGACTAAATCCCAAAGCGCCGGCGTAATCTGCGGCTTTTACTGCGTTTTTTAAGTACAATTCGCCAATTGTTTCGTTTGTTATAGTCATAATTTGGTTTTTTCTTAACACAAATATACAGAATATACACAATACAAAACAAAAAATATATGGATAAACGGCAAAATAAAATGATAAACGGCTATTCTTCGCCCAAATCAAATATTTCTGCGTGCATTTCGCCAATAACTTCGGCAATAATGTCAATAGATTGTCTTTTAATACGACGTATTTTGTTGGCTTCAATCTTTGAAACCAAAGTCAAATCAATATCTTCAACTGCGCTATATGCGTAATACGCGCAACTAATTAAGTCGCTGCGCGTTGTTGTTTCGGCTTCTTCCCATTCAATTGCTTCTTCCGAAACTTCGGGTTCGGTATTTGGTTTTTGATCTTCCATTATAACCCCTTTAATTCGGCTTCGTCCGGACGTTCAATTTCTTTAAATTCCATTCTATTACCGCCGCGAATCTTTGCCAATGTTCTTCTTATGTCCTGTTCAATGGCGTATAATTCCTGAAGCTTTTTAGAAAAAAAATCTTCCTGTTGTTGAAGTGTCCATTTATTAAAACCTTTTGGCATTTTCATTTTTTTTAATATTTATAAGTTTTTTCAAGTAAATGCTTAAATCCAAAGCTTCTTCGTAGGCGTGTTGCAACCAATCAATTTCGGTCAAATCGGTTCTGTCCATTGTCGTACCGTATTCCTTTAATCCTTTGTCTTCACGCGCCAACAAATCGTCAATAATATTATATAGAATTTTACTCATTTTATTTGTCCGTTTTAGAATGATATTTATTACAAGTTTTGCACTTATATTGAATGCGCGTCAAACCTGTTGCCGTTACGACTTTATTATTTTTAATTAAATCGTCCGATCCACATTCAGGACACGAACCCCTGTCTTCGCCAAATATAACGCCATAATGCGTTTTTGGTTCAATATGTGTGTTTAAATGTTTGAAAACTTTTTCAAGTAAAACAACGTCCTTTTTGCAATATTTCAACATTGCTTCCATTGCGTCCTTATCCTTATGTAAAAGAATGTCCTTCCAAAGATTGAATTCGGTCTTAATCTTTTGACCCAATCCTAAATAGTCAGCAATGTAATTCAACCTATTAGAATTAAATCTAAATTTTTGACGGGCAACCTTTAAAGTGTCAATAGTTGTATATTTTGGGAACATTTCAATACCGTGAAACAAACACCTTGTTCGAATCCAAGCCAAGTCAAATTTGTCGCCATTGTGACCGACCAATTCGTTAGCGACATTTGCAACTTCAATAAACTGTTGAAGCATTTTCTTGTCATTTTGTTTGGCGTCCCAATGTAAAGCATAAACTTCTTTGTCGTCTTCCCATTTATAACAGATACAAATAATTGCACGTTCTTGAATTATATTTGAATAATCTATATTCTTTTTATATCCGGCTTCCCAAAATAAACCAATGTTAGGCGAAGTTTCAATATCAAAAAATAGTCTTCGGCGTTTTGTTTTTAGGTTGGTCATTTAGTATGGTTTGTATTTTGTTTTTCCGTTTTCTTTATATGCTTTTAAAACTTGTTTTCTTTGTTTGCCTGTACTTTCGTAACTGACGTGAACCCAATCGGGGTTTTCGTTTGTCCCGAATTCCCAAATCAATTGGTCAAAGTCTAAGTTTTTGTAAATATAGTCAAAAATCATTTTGTTTGTTACACCGTTTGGCGTTCCGTCCATATCTAAATCAATTGCTTCGCCTGAACTGTGTTGCGAAGTTGTTGCACCGCCAACTTTTGTATTCAGTTCTTTTGACCTGTACCCACTTGAAATAATAATAGGGCAACGGAAATTATTTCTTATTGGTTCAAATACTTTTTCAGCCAATAATTTTAAATTAGCAATATGCGCTTCGGTTGGCATATTTGAAATACCATTGCGCTTTGCGCTTTCGCTTCTTATTATTTCGGACAAATCCAAATGTTCACTAAGCTTCATTTGTTTCAGTTTTATCTTTTTTCCAAATCTTTTCAGCCATTGTGTAACCAAAAGCCATTCCTGCCAAACCGCCAACGGTATAAACCAAAGCGTCCGTTGGTGTATGAATCAATTTAGCACAAAGGGAAATTGAACACAAAAAACCGCAAAGTCTTTTCATACTTAGGCGGTTGTTATCTTCTGTAAAGAATTGACGCATATTAAAATTTTAAATAATATCCCAAAGAATAACTGTTAGTCGTAGCATTTAGCGTTATAACGCCCTTTTTAGGCGTTTTAATTGCCACACCAACACCAACACCCAATTGTTTGTTTTCCTGCCTTAAATCGGTTAAAAAGCCAAAATAAACCGCAGTTTTATCTTTTGGTGTTATTGTCTTTGTAATATATATAGTTTTTTCTTGGATATTTAACCCAACCGAACGCCCGACAATCTTATTTTGGGTAACTGTGTCTTGAATAAATACGACTTTATTCGTATCTAAATGAATCGTGTCTGAATACGCATATTTGCGCATATAATCGGTTAATATTTCAACCGTATCGTGAATTGGGATATATACAGAATCGGTTAAAATGGTATATGAATGTATATCATTTCCCTTTTTGTATTTAGTAAAAGTTTTCTGTTGGTAAACTGTGTCACGCACAATGGTCACAGAACCGCCATTATATGAAGGATCTGAAAATAGAAATAAAGCAACGACAATCAATAAGATTGTAATTACTAAATTCTTAATCATTTTTTACTTTTTTGGTTGCGTTGTAATAATAGCGTATTGCCATTATACCTGAAACAATAGCAATCAAACCGGCAATTAATGTAACTATCGGTTGAATTGTTGAAATACTAACAATTGCGCTTAATACGCTTATTCCTGTGCCTATGTCGGCTTGACTGCTATGGTGTGTCATTAATCTTCTTTTTCTTCTTTTTTGGGATTCTGTTCGTCTTGAATTTGCTTAAACCATTGTAATAAGACAATACCGTATTTAGTTGGCAATTGGTCTTGAATAAAATTGTTTAATTCAGCAACTTGTTGTTCGTTTAAAGTAATCATAGTTTTATTTTAGAATGAATAATATTAGTAAAATTACTATTTTTATTAATGCCGAAGCATATTCAGGTTTAATTTTTATAAGTTCCGCAACCTTGCGTAAAAATTTGTCCGTGTCAGCCGTTTTTCCAACATAAAACGCAGGTCTTTTTAAAACAATAACATTTATCAAAATGTCAAATCCTAACCAAAAGCAAGTTGCGAAAACAAACATTGCATAAAAACCAAAAGTTCCCCATAAAACGGCATAAACTGACAAATGGTTTATACCCTTCCAAAAATGCCACTTTTTGTTTTGTTCGTATGCTTCCTGCGGTTGCGTTGCATAAAGGTCGCGTTCGTTGAATTGGTGCTTTTGATATAAAACCCAACTAATTAAGTGAACTAAAAATACTATGGTTAAAAATATTGTCATTATTTATTTATTAATGCTTTTAATTCTTCAATTTGTTTTTGTTGTTCTTGAATTGCTTTTACTAATATTGCAAATTCCATTCCTACATTAACACCCAAAGCGTCTTCTAATCCACTTATTAAATTTCCTTCTTCATCATATTTTCTTGTATCTCTGATTGAAACTAAAGAAGGAAAAACTTGTTGAAATTCCTGTGCAATAAAACCTATTTGTTTTTTCTTATCTGTATCGTCTTTAAAATTAAAGTTTACAACATTAAGTTTTAATATATCCTGTAATTTTGAAGTTGCATTTGCAATGTTTTCTTTTAATCTAATATCTGAAGAAATTGTGCCATAGCTTCCATTTCTATTAGCTAAATTACCATTTGAATATATATAAGCTTTTGCTTGTGTACTATCTGCGCAAGCTAAAAATTCATTTAAATTATTATTTGGAGAATTTCCTGAATACCATATATATAAACCATACGGGTCAGTTGCGGTTTGTGAAACTAAAAATGTATTATAATTAGATGCTACACTTGTTGAAATTTCGTGTGAAGAATTATTTAAAGAAATATAATTTGATGCATTTCCTTTTGCTTTTAAAAATCCTGTTGCAGTATATCTTCCCCTTTCAGCGCCATTAGCTGAAAATCTTAAATTAGCGCTTCCATCATTATAAATTCCTGTTGAAAACGAGCCAACACCATTAAAGAAAATACCTGAAGTAGAAGCAGTAAATATATTGCCACTTGCGGAAACATTTAAATTACCATTTACATCTAATAATGCAGCAGGAGTTGTTGTTCCAATTCCAACACTACCTGAACTTAATGTCATTGTTGGAGTAAAATTATTACTTCCACTTGCACCTAATCCTAAAGTGCTATTATTAGAATGAATAAATGGTGTACCACTATTTACACCTATAAATAAAGCACCTGTTGCGCCGTCTGTAAATCTTGAAAATCCTAATACACCGGCTGTACCTATAACACCAAATCTTTCATTTGCAGCACCGCCAACGCCAAAATTTCCATTGGCTGATAAAACAAGTCTGTCAGCCATTGTGCCTGACGCGTTTCTTGTTCTAAATGTCATTGATAATGGTACAATTCCTGAAGCAACAGTTCCGTCAACTGTTGCAACAATTTCATTTCCTGAAATATAATTAGTTCCGTCGTGACCAAAGAATAAAACGTTACCTACAATTTCACCATTTGCAACCGCAGTTGGTGAAGCCAAAGTTCCACGTGTTTTTCCAATACTATGTGTTGAATAGTTGCCAAGTGTACTATTGTTTGTAATCAAAGCCTGTGAAGCAAAAACATTGTTTGTTATTGCTAAATCATTAATGCCTGACCAAGTTAAACTTGGTGCATTACCGGCTGCACTTACAAATAATTTATTTGCAAATCTTGAATAACCTGTTGAACGTGTTAAACTAAAAGGCGTATCAATTAAAGAACCTGCGTCTGAATAACGTCTAATAAAAAAATCCGCACCTGCATTTGAACCTGATTCTGTACCTGAAACCTCAATATTAATTCTATTGCTATTGTCAGAACGAAATGAAATACTTTTTGCAACAGAAACGTTTGCGTCTAAGTTAGCAATCAAAGCACTTGCGCCGCCGTCAATATGAAGTTTTGTTGTTGGGTTTGCAATACCAATACCAAATTCCCCTGTTTGTAAAACTGAAACTAATTCGCTTGTTGTAGCTTCATTATAAATACGAAATCTATGGTCAGACTGAACATTACCAATTGACCATTTGTTTGAACCTGCACTTGCAAAACCTAAAAATGCGTTATTAGTTGAAGTTCCGTTAATTCTTCCAATAATACCTGAACCGAAAACGTCCAAAGCAGTTGTTGGCGAATTAGTGTTAATTCCTAATCTGTTGTTTGTATCGTCAAAAAATAAATTTGCGTTGTCTTGCGTTAAAGCGCCTGAAGAACCAATAAAAGGTACTGAACCTTGCGTTAATGCAGTCGTAATTGTAAGCGTTGCAGTTGAACCAACCAAACTAATCGTTCCGTCAAATCCGTTTGAATCATTAAATACTAATGAAGTCACAATGTTTGGCGACAATTCAACATAAGCGCTTGTCTCTGTATTCCAACGATAAATAACGTTAGTGTCTAAGGCAATATAAATTGTATCAGCCGTACCAACCAAAGGGAATGCAGACAATGAAGCATATTCTTCAACTGTACCCGTAAATAAAGACGCCATTTGTGAAAGCGTAATTTTCTTACTTATACCTGTTGTTGGGTCGCCAATAATCGTTAAATCTGATAACTCGGGCGCAAGTTCTGTCGCT